AAATTGATCTTCTTATTTTAAAAGGTTTATTTTGAACATTTTCACCTTTATAATATAAAATATCAAATATTTTATAGATCAAATTTGTTGAATTTATATCTAATTTTTCAAAATTATCATCTAATGAAATTATCTCACCATCAACAATTGTATTATGATCTAAATATAATTTATCTTCTATAATTTTTGCACCTTTAAATGGTTTTCCTTGTCGAGTAAATAGTTCTATTTTATTATTTATATTTTTTGCAATACATCTATGTCCATCATATTTTCTTTCAATAATCATTTTAGATGGATCAAAATCCCCCGATTTTGCTAACATAGGTTTAATTATCCCTGTTATTGTTTGTCGTGGGTTTATTTTAATTCCAAGATTTAATGAACCATATTTAATAGGATAAAAGCAGTGAGATAAAAATTCTTTTTCTTTTGGAGTTAAATATAATGTTGATAAAATTTCTCTTTTTTCATTTGTAGATGATAATTTTGATGCAATATCAAATTTTTCTATAATATTTCTGATATTTATATTTGTATCTGAATTATAAGTATTTATTTCTTCAAATATTTCTGGCCCAATTCCATTTTTATTAATTGTATTAGATAATATTGTTATTATATCATCTGATAATGTATCAATTAATTTTTGTTTCTCTTTTTTTGTTTTGAGTGACCTAATTTTATCTGCAATTTTTATAACATAATTTAAATCTATCATTTTTATTCCTCTTAACAAGTTATATTTGGATAATAATCATTATCTGAAGAATTAACTACTTTTTTCCATTTTCCAGATCCATTGCAGATTGGACAAATAACTTTTATCCCATCATTTTGTATTTGAATCCCGGTACCATTACATCCAGGACATAAAGTATAATATAATATCATTTTTATTCCTCCTTTTTATTATTTCTCTCTTTGTTTTGAAAGATTTTATTTTTTTGAAATTTCAATAACTTCTTGTAAATTTGTCATGATATAATCTTTTTAATCTTTTTATATAATATTCAGATAATTCATCACATATTTTAATAGAACGAATACAATTTTCTATTTTTTGTTTATCATTTTTCTCTTTCCAAAATTCAAGTGCTATTTCAAAACGATCATGGATATCATAAACATGTGCTAATGATCTTTGTAATTCAAATTCTTTATTCATTTTTATCATTTTTATCATTTTTATATAAATAATCAACAGTATAACCAATTAAATAATATATATATTTATCCCAAATATTTATAAATTCTTCATCATTAAGACTATTTAATTTTTCTAATATTGCTTTTTTAACTATATCATTAAATTCTGGTTCTAAATTATATTTATTAATTATTTTATTTGTCAAATCAGATCCAAATTCATATCTAATTTTGACTATGTTCTCATTTTATTTTCATCTTTTAATCATTTAATTCATCCCAATAATTTGGATCATCATAATCATAAATCCAATCATCTAATTCTTCATAATTATTAAATTATCAATTTCATTTATTTTTTGTTTTTTCTTTTTATTAATAATTGTAGCCATATTATTTAATAAATGTATAATTAATTTTTGTTTTTCTTTTTTAAAATAATAAATTTTATTAGTAATTTCTATAACATGATTTATATTTACCATTTTATTCCTCCAATCTTATAAAATATGATCTTATATATTTACATTTATTCCAGGTATTATTTTTTATTATTTTTTTTAATTCAATAATATTTTTTTCATATTTAATTATTAATTTTTCTTTATATTGATTTATTTCTTCTTGTGTTAAATTTTTACAACATTTTTTACATAAACCTGGATAAAATAATTTATTTTTACAATTAAGACATTTAAAAAATTCCCAATCTCGATAATTACCTAATGGAATTTCTAAAAATGTTTTCCAAGAAATTCCAATTTCTAAAAGATATAAAACTGGAATATAATTTCCTGAAGGTAATTCTAAAAGATCATAAAATATATCTTTTTTACTATATTCATTAGATATTATATCTTTTAAATATTTTGGATCTTTATAAAAATTTGTACACATTTTAATTCTCATTAATAGATTTTATTTCACAAAAATGTTTATAAAAATATGGTGTATTTATTTTTGTAAATTTTAAATAATTTTTACAATTATTGTTAAAACAATAAACTAATAATTTTATTTTAAATGCTTCTTTATTACAATCTTTACAAACTATTATTGACATTTGTTTACCTCAATTTGTACTTATTTTTTAAAAATATTCCTAAATTTTTATTTTACTAATTTTATCATTAATATGAGTTAATGATTTTAGATTCCAAAAATTATATTGAAATAGTTTAAAATCATATAAATTAAAATCCCAAAAATCCATTTTCGGAAGTTTTGGTCGATTACCTGTCAAAATTAATTTATTCAATGATGTATTTATTTTTGTTAATAAATAAGGAAGAGATGTATCCATATATATATCTAAATTTGGATATTTTTTTTGTAAATATATTAATTCTGCAATTTTTGTTATATCAAATTTTCTTTTACCACCGGTAAGACCACTTAGATATATTGGATTAAAAATATAACCATATTTTTGAAATAATTGATCTATAACTCTTGGGCGATTAAGATGTGCTGGAATTGAAATATAATCTCCAATTGGAATTGCATCTTTCGATTGCAATGCATGATATGTTAATTTATCATATAAATTATTATATATTTCAGATTTTAAAAATTGATTTCGTATTTTAGTACTTTCTTTTTCATTATTTTTAATTTCTGGAAGAAAGTATGCATCAGCATTAATTTCTTTTACTATTTGATATATTAATTCATTTGAAACTGAATGCCCTAATTCAAATGTTGAATTATCAACTATTTTATATTCATTTTGATATTTAAAATGATTTAAATATAATTTTGATTTTTCGGCAATATGTGGTAAAATTAAATGATAATCATTAAGATTATTACCCCAATGGAGATAATTAATTGGTAATAATGCACATAATTTTAACATTTTATACCTCTATATTTTAATTTTAAAAATATTTCATTATATTTTTATTTTTTAATAAATTATATGTCCATTTATTTTTATTTTTATCTTTTACAAATATTGTTGTAATAGGATTATCAATTATTACTGTAAAACTTTCATTAAATTTTGATTCTTTATAATGTCCATAATGTAAAATAAAATCTGAATTTGGATTTTTTTTTAATTGAAAATTTGATGAAGATTCTATTAAATTAATAATTTTATTTTTTACATTTTCACATCTGCAAATTGGATTTATTATATTTAAATCAATCCACAATTTTTTAAAATTTGATATATTGATAGATATTCTATTAATGCTATAAAATAAAAACCTATGACTAAATATGGCCCATGTTCTAGAAATTCCATTTCCAATCCAAAAATTGTTGCTAGTGTAAAATATATTATTGTTAATATTTTTCCAATCATTTTTTCAGTTCACCTCTGGAATTGTATTTTTTACATAATTGTTGCCATTCACAAAATCTGCACATAAAACCACGTTTTCGAGGCCATCGACCAAGTTTTTGATATTTATCGTAATTATTTTTAAATTCAAGAACTTTGAATAAAAAATAATCAATATTTTGTACTTTAACTGGTCTATAAAAATATGATGAATCCTTATAACCCCAGCATCCGATTTTATTAATTTCAGGAAGATTTAAATGAATCGATGCCATAAGCATGTAACCTGAAAGTTCCCAAATTGTCACTGAGGTTGTTTTGGATTTATAATCTAAAATACCATAAGTATTATCTGGAAATTGATCAATTCTATCGATATAGCCTCGAATTAAAATATCTTCATTAAGGGGATTTAGATTTCTAATTTTCTTTCCTGTTGTTGAATCTTTTCGTGGTTCTATAAATTTTTTTATAAAATTATCTGTTATTATAAATTTGGCAAATAATTCTTTTTTATATGGTTTTGCTAAATCTTTATTAAATTCTTTATCTAAATTAATTTGATATTCAATAAAATTTTTTCGTGCAATATTTATTATTTCGTTTGCTTCTAAATTTTCTGTTTTTGCATCACCAAATAAATCATCTAAATATTCTATTTTTTCTACAATATCCATATTTTTATATTTTTGTTCATTTATTTTATTATAAATTTTATCTAATCGATCATGAATTTCTAAACCTGCAATTAGATATTTATCATTTAAAATTGTATCTTTTTCAGGTTTTGGATCATCAATATAATTGAATCTGAATTTTAATGGACAATCTATTAATGATTTTATTTTTGATTTACTTAAAGTCAACATTTTATTTTACTTCCTTTATTTTTAATAAATTTAATTTTTTATAATTATAATATTCTTTATAATTTGTTTTAGTATAGTTTGAACGTGATTTTAATAAATAATGACTAGTTATTTATAAATAGTTGGTCACTTTAATGACTAATGATACTAATAATACCAATAAATCCAATAATAAAATAGATTGATGATAATATTAATAGTTCATATAAATTATTTTTATACGAATATATTATCCAAGGAACTTGTGTAAGAGATAAAAATATATTTCCATTAAAAGTTTGGCCTTGAGATAATAGGAATAATGATATTATTGAACCTATTAATCCAATTTGTTGTAATTTGAACATTTTCATTATTAAACTGTACCATATATTATATTTCCATTATTATCTTCAATCCATCCACAATAATTTGTTTTATTTTTTATTATTAAAAGAATTTCTTTAGCAATTTTTATATTTTTTTCATATTTATCATTATTGCTAAATGGTATAATAATTTGCATTTTATTCCTTCATTGCTTTGTTTGCTTTATTTATCAAATTTTTCATTTCTTTATAGCAAGATTTACATAATCCAGCACCTACATGTAATTTATCACATGATTTACATCTACATCCAAGATATGAAATTGATTCACTATATGCCCGTTCAAGATATACAAGTCTTGATCGTTCTTCTTTTGTAAGATTATTCCACCATTCTTTTGTTCGTTTCATATTTCTATAACCTCAATATATACTTATTTTTTAAAAGTATTCTTGGGGTGATATATTACTTATAAATATGTTTGTGGGTAATATTTTTAATTTTATGATCTTTTGAGAATATTTTTAAAAAATAAGCATTAGTTAAGGTAATTTGAAATGAGTAAAAAGAAAAATTATATTCAATATAAAATTAATGAAAATCTTGAACTTAGATTATATTATAAATATAATAGTAATTTAATATATTTAACTTTAAATGATAAAAAAAATAATAATTTAATTATTATATTGAAGAACCAATTTAATAAAATTTTAGAAATGTATTCTAAAAACATTAAATGTGGTAAAATTGATAATATTACATTTAGATATTATAATAATGATAATAAATATTCTATTAGTCAGGAATTTTATTTTATTGTTTTAAATAAAAATGAAATAGAATTGATTATAGAGTATTTTGAATTGTTTAAGTAAATCAAATTGAAATTTTAAAATTGTAAAAGGAAAGGTTTATATAAGATGTTGATCGATATAATAATGTAAAAAAGGTGATTGAAATAAATAAAATAAAAATAACTGCAAGAAAAACTCCTTATGGACAAACAGGTTATAATGTATGTATTAATAAAATACCTATTTAAAGAAAAAGTAAATTGTTTTTAAAAATAAAATTGAAGCACAAAATTATATTAATAAATTAAAAAAGAAAAATTTAACAATTTCTGAAATAAATAAATTAATTAGGTATTAAAATGAAAATGATAAAAAATAATTGTACTATGATTTGTGTAAAATTAAGAAATGATGGATTTAATGAATTTGGAATTTTATCAAATATTCCTAAAAAAATTTTAATTAGACATATAGAAAATTTAAATTTAGATATTGATCTTTATATAAATTTTCTTTTGGATTATAAATATTTAGAAAATAATATTAATGGTTATAGATTGACTGGAATTGATTTGTATGAAATTTAATGATGCTTATAATTTGGCAGTAAAAGCTTGTAGACGATCAAATATGCGGCAGAAATTGGGTGTTTGTTTGTTTGATTCTAAAAAATATGTGATTGGTTGGAATCGGTCTTATGGTTGTAAAACTAATAAAAGAACACAATGGAGTATTCATGCTGAAGAAATGGCTATTTTAAAGGGTAATAGAATTGGTATTGATTTTTCTAATGCTACAATGATTATTTTAAGGATAAATGGAAGAATATCTAAACCATGTTCATTATGTCAAAAACTTATTGAAAGTGTTGGGATTAAAAGAATTTATTATATTGGGTAATTTTAAATTATGAAATTATATAATAATAAATATAAAAGAATTTTAGAAAAAATATTATAAAATAAGGGTTAAATAAATGAAAACAAAAAAATATATTCAAGAATATACAAATAAAAGGAATATAGAAATTCAAAAAATTTATGATTATACAATTCAAACCATAGCAAGTGTAGCAGAAGAATATGGATTAACATACAAAATATCCACAGAAATTACTAAATGTATTAAAAAAGATTATTATACTTATTATAATTTATTTGATATATTTTTCAAACAAAATGGAACACAATTATCTGTTATATATCCAAAGATATATCTAAAAAATGATAATGATTGGGATACTAATTCAATATATGGATTTTTCAAATATGGAAAATATGTAAGAAAATTTAGAATTAGTATAATGCCTATTCAAATGGGTATTAAAATTGATAAACAAGTACGAGAATATGCACAACAATTATTAAATAGAAAAGAAATATATGAAATTGAAAAAGGTATTAAAAAAAGATAATAAGAGATGATTAAATGGAAGATAATATTAATATAAACAATTTAAAATTAAATTATATTAAAGAAAATATTAATATAGATGAATTGGGATTAAATTTAATTAAATATGGATTTAATACTAATGCTAAATGTATTGATATTTTATGTGAAGATGATAATGAAAATTTAGTTCCAATTGAAGTTAAATTAGAAAAAGTAGAAGATATTTGTCAAATTTTGGGTTATATGAAGGCAATAAATGCTGAAAGAGGAATTATTATTGCACAAGATTTTTCTAATGATGTTAAATTTATTGCTGAAGATTTTGATATTGATCTTGTTAAATATGAAGTAAATGTGAAAATGGAATATATTAAATGGTGATATAAATGGAAATTAATGAAAATTTTATTAGAAATAATATTAATTTAAATGAATTGGGATTAATTTTTCTTGAATATGAATATAATACTGATGTTGGTCATATTGATATTTTATGTGAAGATGATAATGGAAATTTAGTTCCAATTGAAGTTAAATTGGGTGAAGCGGGTGATAATGCTATTGGACAAATTTTGGGTTATATGAAGGCAATAAATGCTGAAAAAGGGATTATTATTGCACAAAGTTTTTCTGATAGAGTTAAACTTATTGCTGAGGATTTGAATATTGATCTTATTAAATATGAATTGAATGTGGAAGTAGAATATTTTAATGAAAATAAAATTGATTTAAATAAAAATCCACTTATATGTGATAATTGTATTAATATAAATAAAAAATGTTTTTTATTTGATCAAATAATGATGACATTAGAACATAATAATGAAGATCTGGATTATTGCCCACATTATGAACCTAAAAGGTGAACTAAATGTATAATTTAAAGGAATATTTGAAATTTCTTGGTTGGAAACCTGGACAAGAATGTTATATTATTAATGTTTTTGATGCTATTAATAGTAAACCTATTGATAAATTTTATGTTAAAGATTTAAATGATATTGATAATGGTAAAAAATTTATTGATAAATATAATGGAAAATATCAAATTTGGGTTAATTTAAATCCTTATAAATATGATGTTGAGGGATGGGGTAAAGATAGTGATGTATTATGTGTTAGAAATATTTATATTGATTTAGATAATACTAATCATGGAAATGGGTTTGCGGCTTCACAACAAGATATTGATAATTTAATAGAACAAAAAAATAATATTAATATTTTTCTTTATGAAAATGAAATAAACTATTATGAATCTATGACTGGAAATGGTTATAGATGGATTATTCCAATTCCTGAAACACAAAATGACATAAGTAAGGGAGTTGAAAAATATTTAAATGATTTGGTTAATATATGTCCTAATATTGATGTGGCTGTTAAAGATAAAAGAAGGGTTTCAGGAATGCCGGGAACTATTAATGTGAAAAGGGAAGATGTTAAAAGGGGTATGATAAATAGGATGCGTGATAAATTTAATGGAGTCGAAAGAATAGAAAATGAAGAATTTTTAAAAGAACTTGAAAAAGTTAAAAATGTTAAAAATGATATATTAAATGAATTAAATAAAGTTGATATTAAATTAAAAATTAAAAATAATACATTAACACCTGACACATTAGATAAAATGTCAACTATATCAAAAAAATTATATAAAGGAAAATTAAATGATAAATATAATACTAAAAGTGAAGTTGAATGGGCATTAATTGGACATTTAATAAAAGATGGTTTTGATAAAGAAAGTGAAATACCTTATATTATAAAATTTTCAAAAATTGGTAGAAAACATAATAATTTAAATGAAATTGTTAAAGATATTGAAAGATATGTTAAAAAACATAATAATGAATTGGAATATAATTTAAAAAGTATTGTTGAAGGAATTTATAATGATTCTATAATTTATAAAGATTCTGAAAGTGGTCGATTATTTATAATTTATAATAATAAATGTTTAGAATTTACTGATAATATAAATGCTGTTATCACAAGTTGGGTTTATGAGAAGTTTGGAACCCCAACTAAATGGAAACATGATATTCGAGATATTTTAACAATGCGTGCTGAAAATAATATTAAAAAAACTTATTTAAGAACTGCTTTTATTGATAATAATATTTATTATAAATTAAATGAAAATGAGATGATTGTTGTTAATGGTAATGGATGGAATATTAAAGAAATTGATCTTGATAAAGTTATATTTAGACCGATTGATATTCAAAAAGAAAATGTTAAACCTGTTGGTGGGAAAAAATTATATGATTTATTGAATATATTACCAATTAATAAAAATGAAAAAATAATGGTTATGGGAATGTTGGTTGGTTCGTTAATTGAAAATATTAATCATCCAATTTTGAATATAACTGGTGATCATGGTTCAGGGAAAAGTACTATTTCTACATTTTTAAAACAGTTAATTGATCCGGTTAGTGGAGATGGTAGAAGTGCTTTGGGTGATAATGATCGTGAATTAAGTATGGCTTTGGCACAAAATACTATTTATGTTGTTGATAATATAAGTAATTTGACACAACGTCAAAGTGATATTTTTGCACAGGCTGCGACGGGTGGTGCAATTGATGTTCGTGAATTATATAAAACTTCTAAAATGATTAGAGTTATTTTTAGACCAACTGTTATTATTAATGGGATTAATGATACGTTTAGAAGAGCAGATATTTTGGATAGGACAATTAGAATTCAATTAGAAAGAATTAAAGGTGGTTGGAATAGTAATAGTATATTAGAAGGGAATGAATCTGAAACATTTGGTGCAATTTTAGATAATTTAGTATATGTAATGAAAAATATTGATAAATTAAATGGAAAAAGTCCTATTAGATTGTCTGATTATTATTGGGTAACTGTTTTAGTTGCTGAATATAATGGAATTACTAAAGAAGAAGTTGATACTGCTTTTAAAATTAATCAAATTGGAAATATTAATCAAGTAATAAATGAAAGTGTATTAGGTAGTTGGATTATTGAAAATGTAACGGATAAATGGGTTGGTTCGTCAAGTGATTTATTAAATGAACTTAAATTTAGTGGTAATTGTCCTTATAAAACTGCAATTGGGGTTGGAAAGGAATTAAAGCGAATTAGAATAGATCTTGAGCAATTGGGATATAAAATTGGAAAAAAGAATACACATACGGGTAAATATTCAATTTCAAAGGAATGAATTAAAATGAATCAAAATAATAATAAAATTTTACAAATTGAAAAAGAAATTCAAAAAAATTTAGATATTTCTAAATTAGGATTATATAAGCCACAATATGAATATAAAACTAATGTTGGATATATTGATATATTAGCACAAGATAAAAATGGTTTTTATGTTGTAATTGAGATAAAGGTTGGTAAAGCTGGTGATTCTGCCATTGGACAGATTTTAGGTTATATGGAAGCAATAAATGCTAAAAGAGGAATTATTTTGGCAAATGATTTTAATAAAAGAGTTAAACTTATTGCTAAAAAATTAAATATTAGTTTAATACCTTATAAAATAACTACAATAATTGATAATAAAGAAATTGATCAAGATATAAATCAAATTAGTCAAAACATTTTAGGAAAATGGATAATTAATAATATAATAGATAAATGGACTGGTTCATCAACTGATTTATTAAATGAACTTAGACTCAGTGGTAATTGTCCTTATAAATCGGCAATTGCAATCGGAAAGGAATTAAAACGAATTAAAGTTGATCTTGAAAAATTAGGTTATAAAATTGGAAGAAAGAATTCTAATACAAAAAAATATTCAATTACATATAATAATTCCTGTTAACTTAAAAATTTAATTAGTTAACAATTTTTATTGTATCTCCTGCTATCATTTTTTAGTAAAATGTTATTTTATTTCATTTTTTTATTACTCCTGTCGATGTAAGTGATATAGGTGTTACTTCCACTTATATCGATGCTATTGTATCTCCTGCTATCATTTTTGAATCCAGGAGTTAAGTAGTGAATGAACATACTTTTTTATAATATAAGAAAATAGAACAAAAGAAAATAAAATTAAAATGAAAAGTATTTGGGACTTAGCTCGCGCCTCTCCTGCTATCATTTTGTGAAAAGTGCACTTATATTATCTTATCTCTTAACATTCGAACAGAAAATTATAAGTAATAGTAATTAAAAAAGACCCAAAAAATTAAGCAAAGAGCCAAATATCCCACCAAACCCAATTTTTTTCCAAATAAAGTAGTTTAAAAATTATCCAATTACAAGTTTATAATTTTGAAATAAAGCGTTTATTTTAGTTAATTAGCCAAAAAATAGGTCCAGGTACATTGGTCCAGGGTCCAGGTTCCAGGTACATTGGTCCAAGATTTTTAAATTTTAAAAGTTTAAGAAGGAAAGCTTTATAAGGTATTAAGTTCAATTAATAATTATCCAATAAGGAGATGAATCAACAATGAATTATCCCAAATCAGATAAATCGGATAGAAATGGATTATATTGTATAAATTGTGGAACGATTTTTTATGTTCCTCATAAAAAATTTAGAAGAGTATGGTTATCACCGTGCCCTGTTTGTGACGGGGCTGTATATTTAATCACTGATAGTAATCAATCTACAGGTAAAGGATTTTAAAGGTGGTTAATAATGAACACACAAACTATGATCTGTATGCGCTGTGAAGCGTATGGTAATGAACAGGAATGTGGGATTAATTCCTGCATTCTTACAAACGGTAAATTACAAGGTTACAATTGTAAATTGCAGCGGTATTATGCGAATAAGAGATAAATATAATGTCGTTAGAAGATATAAAACGATTAGATGAAAAAATAAAAATATTAGAAGATGAATTAGATAGAATGCGTACTCAATGTATTTATTCGGATGATTTGGGTAATTGTACAATAAATGATCGGTCATGTCCGTTTTATGGTTGCGATTGCTCCCAATCATATAAAAACGGAGTAAAAGAAGCAAAAGAAAAAGGATTTGAAGGGTTTAGATAAATCTGATTTGGATGATATATTTTGTATAGGTATAGAGTTATAAGAATTAAATTAATATGAATATAATTAAAATTAGTTTAATGATTATAAATTTAATAATAATAATGTGTATTATATTTATAATTCAGGATAATGGTACAATGGTCCAAGATAATGGTACAATGGTCCAAGATAATGGTACAATGGTCCAGGATAATGATATAATGGTCCAGGATAATGATATAATGGTCCAGGATAATGATACAATGGTCCAGGATAATGGTACAATAGTCCAAGATAAAATAAATCATAATAATACAAAAGTTAAAGGTAATAGAAGAAATAGACCAATTGAACCCGTTGAACCGGTTTCTGAGGCATCATCATTTATATTATTTTGTTTGGGATTAATTATATTATTGAGGTTTAATAAATGTTAACTATAATAAACACTCAATTTATTTCAATTAATGAAATTTTATATTATGGAATGTTTATAACAATTTCTTTAATTATAAATCTTTCAATTGAAGAAATTTTTATTGAATCAAAAATTTGGAATAAATGGGCATTAAATTGTTTAAATATATGTAATATTACATTATTTATTGTATTTTTGTTAATTATTATTTTTAAAATATTAATTATAGTTTGATTGATGTGATTGAAACTTTAAAAGTTTAAGAAGGAAAGCTTTATAAAGTATCAAGACCAATATAATATTATCCAATAAGGAGATGAACATAATGATAAACAACAAATATAAAACAGATATAAAGAACAGATATTCAGAATCGGCTGCTCCAAATGCGTATGATGTGAAAGTGCCTTCCGGAAAACCTGTATATATTACAGGAAAGGGTGCTGTACCTGGTTGCATGGATGCCGTAGATGCGTATGACATTACATGGAGAGCATCATGGGCTGATACATGTAGAAATGCAGCACGCATGGCAGACGAAGATCATGACTATGAGTGTGGATCAATTAGGCTAAAAGATGGTATACACAGGGTATTCATGACCTGTACAGGATATGTATATGTAGATGGGAGAATATATTAACACTCTCATTATTTATATTATAATAAGGAGATGAATCAAAAATGACAAACAAAACAAGAGCACAACATCTAATGGAATGTATACGTACATTTAATTCAATAATAAATCGAGGAATAAATTTTAGATTCGATCGATTTGTAGAAGCCACGGCACTACGACAAAAAATAATAAAGGATATCGAAATTTTGGAATTAGAAATAAGGAGATGAATTAAAAATGACACAAGAATTTAGAATTGGAGATAGAGTACGTATCTTGGGCAATGCGAAAGATACGTGTTGGGAATATGGATTTATTGCTGATATTAAAAATAATGAAGCATTAATTAATTATGGAGATAGAGATTTTCCCATTTATGGAATGGGGATTAGAAAACAATTATCTAAGCTTGAGAAGGTAGATTAATATGCAAACACAAGAATATAAGATTGATGATATTATAGTTAATGTTGTAAAAAATAGATGTGGAGTGTAAAATGTTAAATATAAAATACCCCGATAAAGATAAATCTGGAAGAATTGGCATATATTGTAAAAAATGTAATTCTATATTATATTTACCAAAAAATATTGCTGATCAAATATTTGATAGTAGAAAATGTCCAATTTGTAATTATAAGTGGATATATTATATTACAAATATATATCAACCTAAAGGCGATGGATTTTAAAAAATGAATCAATATTAAGGAAATAAATAAAATGGTACAAGATTTATATTTTTATCCAAATATGGCAATGGTAAAATCATTGGATTTTTGGGAAAATTTATATGGAATTGATAATTATTTTAATAAATGGAAATTAAAAAATCTTATAAATATTAATAATTTAGATATTTATAATATTCAAGAATATAAAAAATGTCCAATTAGTGCTGTAGAAAGTTGTTATAGAGTAATAACAAATAATAATCAAATTATTAATTTATCTTATATTCCTTTTTGGGTATTTGATAAGTTATTTGTAGAATTCCCATATATTTATAATAGATGGTATTTAGATTTTCCAACAGCATTAGTTTTATTAAAATTATTACATGGTTATTCTATACCTGAAATAAGATATAAAGGTAATATAAAGAAAGAAGGTAGAATTATTAGAATCTTGTAACTTTAAAAGTTTAAGAAGGAAAGCTTTATAAGGTATTAAGTTTAATATAATATTATCCGATAAGGAGATGAACATTATGGCAATAGAAAACAAGGAACTTAGAAGAGCATAGATAAAATCTGTTGGCTATATTACTGTAGAAGATTGTGGATTCGCAACAGGAATTAGAATAGTAAATAGATTGCAGAATAAAGAAATGGTAATGTCCGTATCAAAGAATGATCTTATACAGATACGGGATATGTTTAATGAAATATTGGGAGACTAAATCTCCCATATTTATGTTTAAACGAGGGAGATGAATTAACAATGAACACACAAACAACAAGAATTGGCGGTGGTATGAGTATAGCAGAGATTCGAGATGAAATAAAAATCTGTGAACGAGTCAAACGGGAAGAGATAAATAAAATTTACAGACTTAAAGCGGAAATGGAAAAAGCATTTTGTATTATTTTAACTATGGATCAAGAAATTAAAAAATTCAATAATGAGATAAAAGAAATTGAATTACAGGAGATGAATCAATAATGGCAAAAGAATTTCACATGGCTAAACCATTTAAAATATTTAGTGGTGATAATATGGATGTATATATTCAGTGTGATTATCCTTATGAATGTTTTGGAGCACCTAAATATTATGTAGCATATTTAAATTATAAAGATAAAGAAATTGTTTTGGATGGTCGAGAGGATATTAATGAATTTATTAATGAATTATACAGATGGAAAGATAATCATGTTGTATATAAATTGATAAAAAATGATATTAAACAGTTTAAAAAAGTATTTGATATAAATAATGAATGGATTTGGAAAATATAAGAAGATGAATAAGAATAATGACAAACAATAATGAAAATAAAATAATAGAAATAATTAAAAATTGTATTTTTAATTTAAATAAATATAGAAAAACAATTTGAAAAAGACGATAAAGATGTTGAATATCTTGATAAAGCCATTGGTAATCTTTATAATCATTTATTATTATATGATTAAAAATAATTTTAAGAAGGTAGATTAAAATGAAAATAATAAATAAAATAAAACATGAATTAAAAGAATTAAAAGATGATATTATATTTTATCTTGATCTTGAAAAACCAGATTTAGATAAAATTCCAACAATGAAAAGAGAAAAAGATATTGAATATATTCCACCGTTAGTTCAACTATCGGGAAAAGGGAAAAGAAAACGTATAATAATGAAAAGATAAGGAGGATTTAATAAATGAAAAATATAAAAAATAGATTAATAGAATTCCGTAAAAATATATTAAATGATGAAATTGAATTATATTATATAATGCAAGAAATTAGATATATAAGACAAGAATCAAAAGAAAATGATATTGATTTAAATAAATTGGAAGAAATTTCAAATTATTTAAAAAATATTCCTGAAATAATTGAAAATATCTATAAGGAGATTAATTAAAATGAATCCAGAAATTGCAGAAATAATTGGATATAAAGAAGGATTTGATGCTGGTTATAATAAAAGTCAAAGAGATATAATTGTACCAATAATATTAATGGAATTAATTTCATTTTTTATTGGTATAATTATTGGTATAATGGTGAAATTATGAAAACTGAAAAAGATATAGCAGAAAGTATAAATTATCCTGAAAATTGGGATATAGAAAAATATCCTACTCTTTCATGTGCTTTATACTCTATTATTAAAGAAATGAAAAATATAATATGGTATGAAAGAGCCAGGAATGGTGGTGGATGGTGTGATTAAAACTTTAAAAGTTTAAGAAGGAAAACTTTATAAGGTATTAAGATCAATGTTATATTGTACAACTTAAAAAGGAGTTGAACAATATGACCAGAAATCACAGCCAAAGTCCAATGAGACGATTGAAAGAGAAAATAAGACGCAGAGATCACAAACATTATCATAAAACACATGTTTGCGAAATCTGCGGCGGTATATATGGACAAAAGACAGAAATACATCATTTGTATTATAATAGTGAAAAATATGATAAAGAGGCTATTGTAGAGGTATGTACAACTTGCCATCTTTTAATCCATTCTGGAGATGATTAAAATGAATTTAAAAGAAATGAATAAAATTATTCAATGTGATCCGGCTTATAGTGCTATATCACAATTAACTGATGTTATTCATGCCTATAATCCAGATGAGGAATGGACTGATATTAGAAATAGAATTCAAACATTAATAAAAGTTGAATTAATGAAAGGTGAAGTAATTAAAGGTGATTAAAATGGATACAAGTGATATAAATGATATAATTATACCAATCGTATTAATGGAATTTGTTACATTTACTATGGGTATAATTATTGGAATAATAATAAGATAATTGGATATTAAAACTTTAAAAGTTGAAAAGAGAAAGCTTTATAAGGTATTAGTTCAATGTTATATTGTAAAAAATCAAAAGGTGATTAAAATGGATCTAAAAGATATATACGATGAACTAAAAAACGAATTTGAAATTACAGATAATAATGTACGGGATTATCGTTATGTAATGTCACATAGAGATCAATATTCAGAAATAGTTTGCAAGGAAGCACGAATTGTGATTGAATCAATTAAACTCGGTCAATCAATGATGTCAATGGGACAACTTATGAGTGAACTATATAATGCAACTCACAAAATGGATAGTTTTGGGACTATTCATGAACTTCCAGGACGTGTTTATTTCCTGGAAGCGGCAAAAGTGGCTGGAGAGGCTATAGAGACAATTAAATCAATTAATGAAGTTGCTGAACAGTTTGCACAAACTCAGGTTTCTTGTAATGAGACTTGTGATATGTCTTATGTATAAAGGTGATTCAAAATGAAAGCACAAGATTTTGTAAAAGAATGCAAAAAGGTTTATGGAAAACCGATTCCAGAAAACAAGAATGCTATGGAAGTTATAGCACAAAATATTGATATAAAAGAAGTTAAAGGATTCAGTTGGATTAATATGGGTAAAAGTTGGGGAATCGCAGAAGCAGAATTACTTAAAAAATATCCTAAAGAAACGGGTTCTTTAAGAGTATTATGGTATCGGTCATTTAAGTCCTATAGTCAACATGTCATGAAAGGTAACGTAGATCTTGATAAAGCCAATATGCTGCTTTCTACGGGTCTTTCAGCACTTGTTCGAGAAGGATATCAATATTCAGATTTTGCGGTAGAGGATGCAGCATATTGTGCCGAATTTGACGAAGCACACATAAAAAATCTTAATGCTGTATTATTTGTTGAAAAAAGTTCCGAATTTCCAAAATTTAAGAGATCATGCGAAATTTTGGGAATTAAGGCTTTAGTACAGGGTAGTGGTCGGCCTAATTTTAGTACTTCAGAATATATATATAAGCATTATTTTGAAGGAAAAATAACAGAAAACACACCACTTCGTATGCTAATTCTCACAGATGAGGATTATGATGGAAGATTGCCAATTGCAGAAGGATTTAAGAAACAAATGATTCATTATGCCAAGTTTGTTAAATCGGCACGTGTGGGTATTTGTATGAGCCAAATACCTGAAAAAAGACGGAATGTAAAAGATGCATTATATGAGGTAAAACAAGATAATAAAAACCGTCCAAAAGCAGAATGGATGGCTGAAAACTTGATTAAAGATCCTAAAACTGGTCGTTATCTTGGGGCTGAGGTTGAGGCGAATCCATTTTCATTTTATTATCCTCTTATATGGGATGCTTTAAAACGGACTGGAATAACATATAATGATCTAGTCGAGGCTAGATATCAAAATATACAGCCAAATAAAGACCAAGTCGCAAAACAAGCGGCTGAAAAACTTTTAAAGGATGAATTAAAAGAAATTGATGAAGAGATAAGAAGATTGCAAAATCTCCGAAATCAAAAAATAAATGATAAAAAGAATGAAGTATTACCTATTGTTAAAGAAGAAGGTAATAAAGAAGATTATATTTATTTCCAGAAGGCAAAAGGTGAAGATTCTATTATTAAAGCTCTTAAAGATCAAAGATCATGGTCTGGAGGATTGAAGGTACGTGAACAATTTAATGAACTTGTAAAGAGAGTTATAAATCGAGTAACAAAGAAAGATTTATAAGGTATTAAAACAAATAATTAATAAACAAAAGGAGTTGAATCAAAATGATTGAAAATGCATCAAATGGAAGAAGTCTTTGGGATATTGGAATTGAGGAACCAAGTGTTCCTATTCTTTGTGAATGTGGATATAGACGAAAAATTGGTAGAAATGGAACTAAAGAAGCCTCATTTTTTTATGATGAGATCACCGGTGAATTTGTTTGTGGTGGATGTGGATTAGTTAGAAGGGTTTAATTATGCCAAAAACAAGATATTGTGTTATTTGTGGAGCGGAAATAAAAGATTCGGCTCTCAAATACTGTTCAGATGAATGCCGGGAAGTAGGTAAATTAAATGTAGCAAAGAAGTGGTATAAAAATAATAAAGATAAAGTAAAAAAATATAATTCAAAATATTATGATGAAAATAAAGAAAGACAGAAGGCAGTTGCACAATTATACTATTTAAGGCATCAGCAAGAATGTAAGATACGTGCTCAAGAATATTATAGAGATCATTATACTCAATGGCAAGTCTATAATAAGTATAATAAGCAATCTCGTGTTGGTACAGGGTTTTTAGGACCACATGCATCAAAAAATTGGGAAGAGGAACTTGAGAAATTGGAAAAAGAAAAAAGGAGATTGAATCTTAATTAAAAATAATTATATATTGAGGATAATATGAATGAGTATAGATTGGGAGAAAACTGTAAAATATTATAATAAAAGTATTAATGAAATAAAAGAATATTTTAAAAAATATTCAAAATCACATAAAAAAGTATATGCAATTTATGATAAATGTAGATATAAAAGATTAATACCATATTATAGATATCAAAAAACAAAAGGATTATGTAATAATTGTAGTATTAAAAAAGGAAAAAATCATCCAAATTATAAAAATAATGTTGGAAAAGAATATAATGGAATTAAAATTTTAAAAGAAGTTGGAAAAAATAAATATGGTTTAAAAATAGTATTGGCTCAATGTCATTGTGGAAATAAATTTAAAGTTTTAGAAGCATTTTTAAAAAATGGTAATACTAAATCATGTGGATGTTTAACAAGTAAATTAATATCTGAAAAAATATCTGGTGAAAAAAGCCCACATTGGAAAGGTGGTATATCTTTTGGAAAATATTGTCCAAAGTTTAATAATAAAATAAAGAAAGAAATACGTGAAAAATATAATAATTGTGATTATATTTCAGGTTTACATAAAAATATATGTAATAATGGACAAAATTTACATGTACATCATATTGATTATGATAAAGAACAAGGTTGTAATGAGAAAAAATGGCAATTAATACCATTATCATGTTCAAATCATATAAAAACAAATTTTAATCGTGAATTTTGGAATAAATTATTCATATATGCATTAAAATATGATAAAGAATATTATAATGAAGAAAAGATAAATTTATTAAAAATTAAAGGAGAATTATAAAAAATGACAAAAAAAGCTTGGGATCAATTAGAAAGAGAATCGGATGAAGATTATGGAATATTTCTTGATTATGTTTCTTTAGGACCTTCACGGTCAATATATACAATGCTTGAATTTTTACAATATAAAGAGTTAAAAGGTAGTATTTATCGATTAAAATTCATTAATGACTGGGAATCGAGATCTAAGGCTTATGATCGTTTTATATTCGAGCAGGACGAGTTAAAAGCCAATGAAGAACTTCAATTTATTCGAATTAAACAAAAGAAATTGGCATCGATTATGGCAATTTTAGGTCAAAAGAAAATACAAAAAATTCTAAAATCTGAAGAAGAAATCGATGAAATGTCATTAAAAGATTGTATTTCTTTAATAGATAAGGCCACAAAACTTGAAATGCTTTTAAATAATCAACCATCAGAAATTATTAAAAATGAGACTGATATGAAGATTGAATTTGAAGATGTGGATCCCGAATTGATTAAAAAGTTAGGAAAAGAAATTACATCTAAAGAAAATAAAAATAAAAACATAGATATTTAATTAATTTTTATAATTGAAATTATGAAGAAAAAAATAAGTGAATTTAAAAATTTTTATAAAAATAATAAAAATTTTAAAATTGATTGGGAAAAAACTACAAAATTACATAATAAAACTAAAGAAGAATTAGAAATATATTTTAAAAAATATCCAAAATCTGGTAAAAAAGTTTTTATAATATGTAATCATTGTAAAAAAGTTCAAAAAATGGAATATAGATATAAATCAATTTTATGTAGAGAATGTTTTGATAAATTACATAAAAATAAATTAATTGGAAAAAAATTTGGAGATTAGTTAGTTTTAAAAGAAAATGGATTATTATATAATAAACCAGCTTATTTATGTTTATGTAAATGTGGAAATAAAAAAATAGTTAGTAGTACAAGTTTATTATCTGGATCTTCTAAATCATGTGGTGAATGTAATATTAGAGAAATGATTGGTAAAACTTTTGGAAGATGGAAAATTTTAGAATATGTAAAAAGAGATAAAAATGGAAATTTAATTTTTAAATGTCAATGTCAATGTGAAAATAAAACTATAAAAAATTGTTTATTAAATTCATTAAAAACTGGTCATACAAAATCCTGTGGTTGTTTACATCCAACAGAAAATACAAATATAGAACTTATAATGCAAAAAGAATTAGAAAAAAGAAATTATAACTTTAAAACACAATTTAAAATATTAATATATAGTGTTGATATACTATTAACAGATTATAATATAATTATAGAATGTGATGGAAGATATTGGCATGATAATCCAATGTCCAAGAAAGAGATAAATAACGTGATATTAAAATAGAAAAAGAAGGATACAAAATACTTAGATTTTGGGATGATGAAATTAAAAAAGATATAGATAAGTGTATAGAAAAAATTGAAAATGTAATTTATATTTATAAATTATAAATATTTTATATTTGAGGTATAAATGGTAGATATTCAAATAAAACAATTATTAAAATATTCTCCACATTATTTTGTTAATAAAGTTTATGGATATCGTATTGATGGTATTCATTCAATGATTCTTGATCATCTTGAAAATGCACAAAATGCTTTAATTTTACTTCCAAGAGGTCATGGTAAGTCTAAAATGTTAAGTGGTTATATTACTTGGTTAATTGTTAATAATCCAAATTTACGTATAATTTTAGCTTCAGAATCGGATAAAAAAGCAATGGTATTTCTTCGATCTATTAGAAATACAATTGAATATAATCCAATAATTAAAAAATATTATGGAGAGTTAAAAGGAATTCCTTGGTCTGACCATGAAATAGAATTAAGTACCAGGACAGAGCATCACACAGAACCAACTCTTATGTCTGTCGGTTCTGGTTCTGGTCAAATTACAGGACTCCATTCAACTCATTTATATCTCGATGATCTCATTTCCTTTGCTTCTGCTCGTTCCCAATCACAACGTGAAAAAGATTTAGATTGGTATAAAACCAGTTTAATGCCCGTTCCGCTTGCTAATTCAAAAATCGGGGTCCTTGGAACTCGTTATCATCCATCAGATCTCTATCAGTTCCTTATTGATGATTTAAAGTATTCTGTGCTTAAAATGCCGGCAATTGATTCTGAAACTGGAAAGGCTTTATGTGAATGGCTTTATCCATTAAAAAAATTAGAACAGAAAAGAGAAGAATTAGGATCTATTATATGGAATCTTCAATATATGAATGATGTTAGTTTACTTCAAGAAGGAAATATATTTAAATATGAATGGTTTAAATTTTATGATTCATTATTAAAAAAGAATGAAATTATTATAAACCAAGATAATAAATCTATAAAAATAAAAAAAATTCATATAGGCGTAGATCCTGCTATATCTCAAAAAGATTCTGCTGATTTTTCAGTATTATGTGTTGTTGGTAAAGGTGAAGATAATAAATTATATATTCTTGATGTAAAAAAAGGTCATTGGACTTTTACACAACAAAAAGAGAAAATTATTGAAATGAATGAAATATGGAATCCACAAAAGATTTTAATTGAAGATGTAGCTTACCAGAAAGCTTTAATTCAGGAATTGCAATCTATTGGTGGATTGCCAATAAAAGGAATTAAACCAGTAGGCGATAAAATATCTCGTGCAATGGCTTTTTCACCTTGGATTGAAAATGGAAATTTATTTTTCCATAAAAAATATCAACAAGATTTAATTGATGAGTTACTTCTTTTCCCCGATTCTGTTCACGATGATATGGTAGATGCTCTTGGATATGCAATAAATAGTTTTAAAACCCAAGTAATTGATCCAATTATTATTTCAATATAAAGTATAATTTTCTTAATTAATAATAATTATATATTGAAGGATAAAAATAGAGTCAGGTCCAATAAGGATACAGCCAATGTGCATATAAAATATCTCTAAAAATTATCCTTAGAAAGGTTATAATTATGATTGAAGTAGAAATAAAATCTCCACATAAAATTAATATTGATCGTCATGATTTAGATTTTGAAAAACTCGAAATAAATCCAAAAATTTTAAAAAAATTAAAGAGGAAAATAAATAGAAAAAAATAGATAGACGGAGTTATAAATAAAATGAATATTATTGAAAAAATTTGGGTTGGATTAAAAAAATTATTTTTTGGTTATACAACCTATTTTAAGATTTATCAAAGTTCTTGTGCTTTAAATGGTGTTTCCTTTGTTTCTATTTTCCAAAAAACTTTTGATTATCCAATAGAAATTATTGCAATTGAATTTTTAATGGAAAAAGATATTAAAGCATATTATCGATTTTTAATTAATGGAGAGAAAATATTTCCATTTGGAGATAAAAATGAAATTGAAAATGGAATAAATCGAGCTCTAATTACAGTTAATATTGCTGCTGGTGAAAGATTTACAATAGAAGTCTGTGGGGATAATCCATCACAAAAAAATGTAATTGTATTGAATGAATTAGATGTTATTGAGAAGAGGTGAATTTTAAATGGCAAACAATGGTTATAATTATCAAATTAATCCTCAGATGGGTTCTTTAATAGCAACAACAGTTTATCAAAATCAAGTTAGTCCTGTTCAATATGTCTTAGATTCACCCAATCCAGGTCATAAGGCCACTTTTACCCGAGATTTCTATATTAATCCAGTTTTCGGTCGTCCGCGACTTGGAATTGATTATGGGGAATTAGAACAATATGAAAATAATGTTTATGTCCGAATGGTAATATCACATATTATTGATTCAGTATTACAAACAAAATTTAATATTATTCCAATAAAAGAAGAAGAAGATATTTCTAATGATTTACAAAATAAAATAGATAATGCAATTGATTTTTTTAGTTCCAGGAAATGGATGGAAGATTATCAAGTAACAATGAAAAGAATGCTTCCTGATCTTCTTATGTATGATGCAGGAGTATTAATTCTTGTTTTTCCAGAAGAATGTTATAATAAAGAAACTGGTGAATTAAAACCAAATAATAAAATTCCACCGATAGAAATGATGAGTCGTGATGGTCGAAGTTTTCTCGCAGATTCGGATCCATTTGGTAAAATTTATCGTTATTGGCAATATTCTTTTACAAATGTGCAAGCAAGACCAATTCCATTTCAAAAAGATGAAATTATTTATCTTATGATGCGTCCACAAAGTCGATCATTATATGGTACTGCTCCATTACAAATTATAAAAGATATTGCTGATTATCTTACTGCAAGTATAGCAGCACAAAGAAAATATTATGAAAATAATTTTCCAATTTCTGGTATGATATCACATGATGATATTACAGATCCAGAAGAACTTAGAAAAAGAGCACAATTATATAAACAACAATTAAAAGGTGAAAATAATACTGGTAAATGGCTTATAACATCTGGTGGTACAAAAGTAATGCCTTTGCAGATATCAGCACAAAATATGCAATGGCTCCAATCAGCAGAATATTTTCAAAAATTAATTTTTGCATTATTTAAAATAGCACCATCAGAGCTTGGTTTTACAGATCGTATTAATCGTGCTACTGCAATTACACAATCACAAAATTATAAACAAAATGGAGTACGTGTAATTCTTTCACTTATAGAAAATTATTTTAATCGAGAAATTATTTGGAAATATTATTCTAAAGATATACAATTTAAATTTGATACATCACTTGATCTTCAAGATAAAAAAATTCAAACAGATATAGATCATATTCAAATTACTGATGGAATAATAACAATAAATGAAATTAGAAAGCGAGAAGGTAAAAAAGAATATGAAGATAAAGAATTTAATAGTCCATTTGCTCAATTAGTAATGCAACAAAAAATAATGCAAGCTGGAATGGGTGGTCCAGAAGAACCTGGAGAATCAGAATTTGGTTCAGAAGAACCAGAATATGAATCAGAAGGACCTGAACCTGGTTCAGAAGAATCAGAAACAAAAGAAACTGAATTAGAACATTCATATAATTATGGTGAAGATTAATGGTTAGTTTAAAAGATCGTCCTGGTTTAACACGTAAAAAAGTTACAGTTCGCCGTGGCGGAAAAACTTTTCAACAATATCGATGGGTAAAATCAAGTGAAGATATAAAACCAGAAAAACAAAAAAATACTAAAATTGATATGAATGTTATAATTGCTGGAAAATTACCAATACTTAATTCAATGCCATCAAATATACGAATTTCAGATCAAGAAATTATTAAAATGAATAAAATAAAAGAACAATCAAAAAAACTTGAAAGAGAAATTGCAGTTCCTATTCATTTTAAAAATAATAAAATGTTTTTAGGTAATGTTAATAATATTGGTAATGGTTTATCTGTTTCTGTTCCTGCTGGTACGGATACTTATGCAGTTTATCATACTCATCCATCACTTGGTGATATTTTACCTTTTGATTCATTATCATTAGAAGATATAATGTTAGTTACAACTCGACATAATTATCAAAGAACAAATATAATGATGGCACATACTGTTTATAGTAATAATTTATGGATATGTATTCCTTCATCTGAAACGATAAATGAAATTGAAAAAGGTATGGCAGATATTATAAAAACACAAAAATTTGTAACAAAAATTAAATCTGATTGTGAAAACGCAATTATGAATGATGATGAAAAATCTTATCGACGTGCAATAAAAAAATATTGTGATAAATTTAAAATGAAATTATATGGAGGACCACCAGATAATTTAAAAGAATATAATGGAGATTGGTAAAATGGATGAAAAATTTTTAGATATATTTTTATCAAAATTAGACCCTTCTGATACTATAAAAGAAGAAATAAAAATTGATGATTCAAATATATATAATAAAAATTTAGAAAAAGCAGTTTCTGTTAATACAATTTTTGATGATAATGAAGAAAAATTTATTAATAAAATTAAAAAATGGAATAAAAATCAACAAAAAATTCTTGAAGATGAATTAAAACGGTTATATAATGATTGAAATTAATTTATTAAAATTATCAAAAGATGAACGAGGAACATACGAAGGTTACGTAACAGTTCACCGTAATGGAAAAATATTCCAGCGTAAACAAAGACTTGGTCAAAAAGAAAAAAATAAAAATGAAAAATTGTTTGCTAAAAAAGAATATCAAGAATATTATGATTCTTTAGATTTCAGTGATGAATTAGATAAATATTCTAATGAATTTAAAAAAATGGGTATTGATTGGGATTGGTCGAATTTAATTCGAACATGGGATGATATTAAATTAAAAAATGGTAAATTATATGTACCTCTTGAAATTACAGAAGGTGCTGTAAAATTTAAAAATATGTTTGATGATATTACATTTTATGCTGGAAATATAAAAAATAATTCAGTTAAAGAAAGTGTTGAAAAATTTTTTGATAACCCACAATTTATAGATTCAGTAAAATTACAAATGGCAATAAATGAATTAACTGGAAAAGATTTAGATACACATTTACCAAATGATGATGTTATTGGACATATTCTTGGTCATTTTCCTGATAAAGAATTTAAAGAAAATCTTAAAGAAAAAGCATTAGATAAAAATTATTTACAAAAAGTTATTGTAATGAAAAAATTTATTGATCAAGTTATGGATAAAATGTTTCCAGATACAGATAATATAAAATTATATCGTGGAATTAAAGAAAATAGAGCTGAAAAAATTAAAGAAACATTAAATAAAGATGGAAAATGTAAAGTAGAATTAGCATCTTTATCATCATGGTCAGAACGTTTTAATATTGCAAAAGCCTTTGCAATGAAGGATGGAATAATTATTAGACACTCATTTCCAAAAAAAAAATATTTGGTTATTTTGGGGTTTATCTGATATATTCAGTGAAAGAGAATTTACAATATCTTCAAATCCTATCATTGTATTTAAAAATGATACATCATTTGGTGGAGATCTATGAATAAAATAAAAACTATTAAAATTGATGATGAAGCAATTAATCGGAATTGGTTACGAAAAAACATGAGGTTGGAAAATGATAAAGAAAATTAATAATAAATTTTGTACAATTCATTGTCATGGAAAAGATAAAGGTAAAATAATATCATGTTTTCCAACTAAAAAAGAAGCATTAGCACAACATAAGGCTATTATGGCAAATAAAATAGAAATTAATTTAAATTTATTAAAATGAGGTAAATTAAAATGGTAAGAATAAAACATGTAGCAGTTACAGTATTTCCGGCTCAATGGAAATGTTTTAATCATGAAATTATAGAAGTTACTGATTCAGTAATTAATTTAACACCAGAAAAATATAGTGATGCAGAATATGCATTTATGACACTTGAAATAGCACAAATTAGATATTGGGATGATGGTTCAGATCCCACATCAAATGAAGGGCATTCTGTCAATATTGGTGATATAGTTACACTTAATTCTCCAGCACAAATTGCTGATTTTAAGGCAACTCGTACAAGTGACACATCAGGTAAACTAATGGTATCATACTTTCATTGAGGCAACTATGATCCACTGCAGAAAATCATTACATAGTGTCGGATACCTTAATGATGATGGCATGATCCGTCGCCACCGATACTTCGAGTTCGATGTGAACAATACACAGATTATCAGCGGACAGTTTAGCATGTTGCCAGGACAGATGATCAGTGTTGATTGGGGTGATGGATCAGCGAGATCGGCTTATAGCGGCATAAATCAGGCATGGTCACATGACTACGGCAGCGCTGGTGATTACGTTGTGCGGGTATTTGGTTCGGTTGCGCTGACGAAATTCATGATGGATCGGTCTGGTGTGGATATTTCGTTAGACATTGCCAATCTGCCAGTAGGGCTCACATATTTTGGTTGCAGTGGTAGTAACACAGTCACTGGAGATATTGTGAATTTACCTATAGGGCTCACGTATTTTAGTTGTTGGGGTAGTAATACGGTCACTGGAGACATTGCGAATTTACCTACAGGGCTTACGGTTTTTAAATGCTGGGGTAGTAACACGGTCACTGGAGACATTGCCAATCTGCCAGTAGGGCTCACATATTTCAGTTGTTGGGGTAATAACACGGTCACTGGAAATATTGCGAATTTACCTACAGGGTTCACATATTTCGGTTGCTGGGGTAGTAACACGGTCACTGGAGATATTGCTAATCTGCCAGCAGAACTTACGTATTTCAGTTGCTGGGGTAATAACACAATATCCGGATACAGCGGCAAAATGTGGACAATGAAACCAGCGACCTTCAAATTTGGTCCTGTCTCACCGGGCGGACTCTCGACAGCAGAAGTTGACCAGCTCCTCATCGACTTTGATGCTGATCTCACATGGGCATCTGGCAATGTGATCAATCTAACAGGTACAAATGCTGTGAGATCATCGGCAAGTGATGCTGCAGTTGCTAATATTGAATCTGAAGGGGCGACAGTAATAACAAATTAAAAAAATTAATTTTTCTTTTTTTATTAATAATAATTATTTATTGAGGTAAAAATGCAGAATCTTTCAAAAATAGAACTTTCACTTATAGAAAAAATTATTGAAACTATAGGATTCGAAGAATTTGAAAAAATTCTTACAGAAAAAATAATTGATACTTTTATAAATAGTTATAATGAAACAAATAAATATTATAATTTTACTAATTCAAAACCAGATCCTGAAGCATTAGAATATTTACATAATCGTGAAATTATTCTTTCTAATAAAACAATGGCAAGATTAAAAGGTAATTTATCATTAGAATTATTAGAAGGAATTCAAAATAAAGAATCTATAACACAAATTAAAAAAAGATTATCAACTATTTTTGAACGAATGCAAGATTTTGAACTTGAAAGAATTGCACGAACTGAATTATTAACAGCAATGAATGCAGGTAGACATAGTGCTTATGAAAAATCTGGTATTGTTAAATTTAAAATGTGGAAAGCAGCAATGAATAATAAACGTACTGCTGCTGACAGTAAAAGACTAAATGGACAAATTCAAAAGTTAAATGATCCATTTATAGATCCAAAAACTAATGAAAAATTTATGTATCCACCTAATCGTCCTCAATGTCGTTGTACAATAATTCCTTTGCAAGAACTTCCAGAAATAATACATAAAAATGGTTTAATGTATATTGCTGATTCAATTTCAAAAATAGAAATAGATATTAATCCATTAGAAAAAAATGAACGGGGAACTCATGAAGGTTACGTAACTGTTCATAGGCAAGGTAAGGTATTTCAAAGAAAACAAAGATTGGGTAGAAAAGAACAAGAAAAACCAGCAGATTGGATAAATGTAACTGGTGATTTTGAAACTGATAAAAAAATTTATTTTGTAAAAAAAGATTTTGAAAAAACTTTTGAAAAAGAAAAAGATATTAATATTGCTATTCAAAATGTAATAGGATCACAAAAAGATCAAATAAATTATGATCTTGAATTTTATTCAAAGAATATTAATGATGTTGTATTTGTAAAAAATGAAATGATTAATCTATCATCAAAAATTTCGGATTCATTAAAATCTTTAATTGGAAAAATAAATATAATTTTAAGTAATGAAAAAGGAAGATCTTATTCTACTGAAGATACAATTGTATTAAAAGAAGGATATTTAAATGCAACATTAGAACATGAATTTGGACATATAATAGAAAATAATAGTAAAAAAATTCATAATATTTTAGTAAAATTTTTTAATAATAGAACTAAAAATAATGAAACAGAATATTTAAAAGATTTATTTCCAGATATTCCTTATAATAAATATGAAATTGTAAAAAAAGATAAATTTATTCACCCATATATAGGAAAAATTTATACTGGTTTTAGATCAACAGAAATACTTTCAATGGGAATGCAATATTTAAATAATAAAAATACTGCCGAATTATTATTAGAAAAAGATCCTGAGCATTTTTATTTAACACTCGCAATAATGGCTGGGAGGATATAATGAATAAAAATTTTTATTCAATTTATAAAAATGGTGATAAATGGATTCGAATTGATGGTAAAGGTATAAATCCAAAAAATTGTCAAAATATTCATTGGACTTCGAGTCCAAATGCATCAGCAGATTTAAAATATCTTTTAAAATTTTCTTTTGGTTATACTCATAAAGGAATAATAAAATTTTCAGATTTTAAAAATAATATATTAATTCAAATTCAAAGAATGGCTTATATAATTTCATTAGGATATAAATATTCAGAATCTTTTATGGGTGATAAAATAAAAAAAATAGAATTAAATTTACAAGATTTAAATAAAAGAGAAATAAATGTTAAAGGTTTTAGAGATAAAAAAGGATTTTGGCATAAACCACATAAAAGACGAATTAAAGATATAATTCCTAAAGAAAAAGAACATACATATATGACAAAAAATAATGTAAAAGAAATAATTACATTAAATGATTTTGGAATAATTGGTGGTATGCATGATGATAATTCATATATTATAAAATTTAATAATGGTTCAGCCGGAATATATAAAATAATGAAAAAAGGAGATATTATTGGTGAAACATCAACATATAATATTTCAAAAATTTTAAATTGGGATATTGTGCCTGAAACTATTTCAGGTAATTTTGGAAAAGGCAATGGTTCATGTCAAAAAATAATAAATGGTGTTGAACCTTATGCAGGTTATGAAGTAGATAACATAAAAATTTATAAAAAACATTTTGATAATCTTGCAAAAATTTTTGTACTTGATATGATATTAGGAAATGGTGATCGTCATGAAGCAAATTTAATAATTGATAATGCAAATAAATGTTGGGCAATTGATAATGAATTTATTGGTATGGCAAGAGCCTCTGAAAAATTTATGGGTGCTTTAGATTTAGCATGTGGTTTATCAAGAAAACATAATTATAATGCAATGATTATATGGCTTAATAAAAATTTAAATAGAAAAGATTTTTTAGAATTTAGAAAATACGTAACTAAATATATTAGAGAATCATTAGATAAAAAAGAAGAAATTTTAAATTATTATAAACAATATAATGGATCATTAAAAGTAGGCACAATGTTAATGAAAGAAGTAAGATCAAATATAAAAAATAATCTTGAATATATGGAAAGGATAAGATGAAAACAATAATTATATATCGTTTAAATACAAAAAGAGCTATTGAAATTGATCGATGGCAAAATGGAAATTTTAATGGAATATTTAAAGATTTAAAATTAAATAAAAATGAAGTTATTAAAAAATTTAATAGAGGTTATTATAGAACAAGTGAAATTTAAAAATCTTAATTAATAATAATTATATATTGAGGAGTTAAAAAATGTTAGATAAAGATGAACGGGAACCCATGACAATTGAATCTTTTGACCCTATAGATTATCAAACTCAACTTGAAGAAAAAGGATATTCTACAGAAACTGCTCGAATGTTAACTGAAAAGAAAAAAGAAGAGTTAATGAATAAAATTGAATCTAATTTTGAATATGTAATGAAATTAGAAAAAATTGAAAATGAAATTGATGATAATGAAAATGATCTTGTGATTGTTGGAATTGCCTCAACAGGAAATCTTGATCATGATCTTGAACAAATTGACATGGATTCTCTTCGTGCACAATGGGATCGTTATATGCAAAATCCTATTGTTCGCTATATGCATGGTAAAGATATACGAAATCCGGATGCAATCGGAAAAGTAATACCTGAATATATTGATTCTAAAGGAAATACATATAAAACAGAATTTACTGAAAAAGGTCCTTTTATAGTTGTAAAAATATCTAATGCTGATGATGTTAAACCAATTAGAACTAAAATAAAAGAAGGAATATTAAAAGGTTTTAGTATTGGCGGAAGAGCAGATCGAGTAAAACAATTTGATCATATTCTTGGAAAAGATATTAATCGTGTAATTGTAAAAAGATTATCTGAAATTTCTGTTGTTGATTTACCGGCGAATCCAGAAGGAATTTTTGAAGTCATTGAAAAAGCATGTTCAGGACCAAATTGTCCACTTTTAAAAAATGAAACAAATAAAATATGGCAAGTTAGATATGCAAACGGTAAAGCAGTTCAAAATTTTGAAGATGAAAAAGATGCAAATTATTTTATAGAAACAAGTAAAAAAGAAAATAATAAATTATTTGATTTTAATAATAAAAAATTAATAGATTGTAAAAATATAAAAGGTAAAATTCATCCCAAAGGTGAAAAAATTACATTTAAAATTGAAATCAATTTAGATGAATTATAGAGGTAAAAATGAAAATAGACCCAATAGATCAAAGTATTATTTGTTTTGATTTTACAAAACATGTAAATTATTTTAAATTTACTACAACAAAAATAATTGAAAATCAAAATCAAATTATTATTTATTAAATTTATTATGCCAATGATACTAATGCGTGGAGGCAATTAAAACCCATGATGTGGACATGGGATTTTAAAAATATCCACGCAAAATTAAAAAAAAATATGGAGGAAAATTATATGGAAATAGACCCAACAGATCAAAATATTGTTCGTTTTGAACCTACGGAACTTACAGATTATATTAAAAATACTGTAACAAAAATGATTGAAGAACAAGAAGTAATTGAGAA